TCTTTTTCCTTTTCTTTTTCTTTTTCTTTTTCTTTTTCTTTTTCTTCTTGAATTTCTTCTTCTTCATCCTCTTCAATGATAAATAGTATGTTCGACATTAATTGAATTTAATTTACTTTTGAGTTAATTCTTTAAATGCAAATAATCAATTTTTATTATATATATATATAAACTTGCTTACATATTTTCCATAGCAGTTTTTTTCCCATGACAGTTTCGACACAAGGCAATTAAATTTTGCACGTCATTCCCGCCCCCATACTCCAATCTCAACTTGTGGTCTATCTCAAATGTGTGGTCTAATTGAGCTCGACATTCGCCACACTTCCACTCCTGTTGTGCAGCCACATACTTCTTCTTCGTCTCACTTACGGAGCGCTTCGTGCCCTTACCGCCTGAATTTAGTATCCTCTTCTCTCCTCTTACTTGGGCAGGATTGATGTCATTGAATGATTCCATGAAACTGCCATCGTCACTGCCAATTCCTTTTGAAGTAAAATCAAACACAGGGGTTATCATATCCATAGTAGATTTATCTATAGGCATGTACTTCACTACATTATTCGCGTATAACAGCATGTTTCTTCCTTGCAAGGGATTTCGTTTCAGCAGGAGATAAACACTAACTCCTAAGATGGCGAAGAATATCATTTGATAATACTTTTTAAATGTCATTAGCATTTTCATGTATTTTCCATCACTGTAAGCATTATAAATAAATAAAGCAGTAATACCAATTATAAATATTTCTAGTCTCATGTCTTTTAAAATAATATTTAATATAAATAATAAATATTATATTATTAGTCTCCTTCTTCCTTTGTTGAGAATTTATTTATCTTTTCTTGGAGGTCATGGACTCTAATAGTTCACTTTCATAAGTGTTTGGTCTCGCAATAATCATTATAATAAAAGGCAATAAAACTAAAAACCACGAAATTGATTTATACCCTTTCTTGCATAACCAACATAAAACACATGTCCACAAGAAAGCAAACACAAGCTTCACAAGAACTGTGATAATGTTTGCCTTATTGAGTAACATCAAAATAGAGCTAAATACCGCAATGACAAAGTACAATTTCGCAGGCGTACATAATTCTTTGAAACTCGTTTCCATCTTTTTTTTATAATATATCCAAATATTTTTATTTTTTACTTATAGTTTCCTTCAGTTCACTGAGGCTACTTTCTAAGCTTTTTTGTTGTGTTTTCTTGTTTTTTTTACTATTCTTGCTTATAGTAGTACCTATCGATAACAATAACAAGTTGTCATGCCGACTTGCAATTGATTTGCTCTTTATGGAGGAAGTTATCTTCATCGTCTTGTTTTTCTTCTTAGAAGAGGAAGAGGAAGAGGATGTTATTAAAGTATTCAAATGTCTCAACTCGGTTGACAGTTCACTAACATTAATTGCAGTTGACCTCGGTGTGTACAAGTATTTCACATAAATATCTTTGAGAGCATCAAATAAAACTCTATCCAGGTCGCTTGCCTCATCATAATTCTCAAACAAGATTTCCAAGACCGGATTGTAAGCAATAATAAATCCCCATACATCGACTATCTTTACGAAGACATTGTCTAAATAAATTCTTAAGTTTAACGTACCATTTTTTCTAAATTTTGTGAAATGAACGAGGACATCCACAAGATAATTGCTTATATACGGCATCGTGAACTCGCTTTCAATTAATTTTGCTCTTGTTTCCTCATCCTTGACGTTTGTTAACTCACGACCGAATAACATGTACATGATATTGTTTATGTACTTGTAGTGACCAGTACCTCTTTCTTGCATCCAAAGACAGATATAATCAACCACAAATGGTTTCAGGCTATCCTTATCGGTTTCTCCTCCCGCTTTTATGTACTCTGTGTAACTTTTTATGAAAGTATCAGTGAATAGAATAACGGAAAAAGGCACATTAAACTGCAATGGTCTGTTTCTCCAGGTATTTGGAAAAGGCGATTCTCTGTTGGGGATGTACTCTGTCGAGAGACCCCAGTCAATCAAGCGAGGCGTTACGCTTGCGTCTACTAAGATGTTAGAATCCTTTATATCGCAGTGATAAATATGACTTGCATTCATGGGAACGATTCCCTTATTTAGTAATGTTATCATTTTATTGTTTAATTTTACTATATTTGAGTAATTGAAGTTAGCCAATAAGTATTCCTCTACTGTGATTCCGCCATTAGGCATGTTCAAAGACAGTACTTTACTCAAATTTGATTTCTCGTTAATATTTTTATGAGTGATTCCGTGTTTAGGTAAGGCAGTACATTTGCCTTGAAAAGATGTCAAGTCCTGGGCCTCTAAAGAAGCTGGTTCACAGAGATTTATTCCACTGAGCAAGAAGTAATTACCATAGTTTGGAATTTTTTCCAGTTTCTCTCTTATAATCTCTATTTCGTTGTACTCCTCAATCGCATGTTTCTTGGTCATCAGCTTCGATATTTTATTTGATTCTCTTGAATTCTCTCCTTTACACTTGAGAGCAGGACTGAATACGCAGCCGAATCCACCAGAAGCAATTACTTTCCCCCCGTTTATTTTTCTTCTTCTTCTTTTGGTTTTGGTTCTCTTGTCATGGTTTCTCATATTCACTATATTATCTAAAAATAATTTAATTATTATTTAAAAAATTTATTAAGTGTTTCATAGCTAGTTGGATTACTTGACTTACATATAGTATGTGTATCTGTGTTTGACTTATTTGCTGCGCAACCAGTTGACTTGGTACAAATCAGTAGGCACTCATCCATTTTTTTTATCCATTTGATACATTTTTCATTTATAAGCTTGTTATCATCTGCTCTAATGAAGTCTTTCTTTTCCATGCCTGTTTGTTTGCTTATATATTTTCTGAACTTGGTTTTAAATTGTTTTTATTTTTTATACAAATAACATATTAAACCTAAAATAGATAATATTGTCCCAAAGTAAATGACTTTCTCTTTGATTTTTAAGTAATTATTCAGTTTTTCCGCAGATGGCTTATATTCTTCATAATATTTAACATAAAAATCATTTAAACTCAACTGAGGTTTCTCCAATTTCTCATTTATTTTATTGTGAATGAACCAGGTCCATCTCACAAAGGATTCCTTGTTGTCCAAGTAAGGTTGCACTGGATACTGGTCCAGCAATCTGCTGAAATCGCTTGCCATGCTCTCTAAAGGAATAAACAATGGGAAATTCACTACTAAGTCATAATATTTCTTTTTTGTTACCGCGTTTGGGTACACGGGATAAGAAATCGCCACTGTGTGCAAGAAAAACCAATAATGTGGTCCCCATACTTTCGGGTCTAAATTTAAAGTTGATGTCATCATATAATTAAATTTTGATTATATATAATTAATAACAATTTAACGTTTTCCCTTCCTTCTCTTTTCTTTTTGTAAGAGAGAGAAAAATATGATATAAAAACATTTCAACATATTTTTTTATATTACATAAAAAAAATACACAACAACACAAATGTCAATCAAAAGAAACAATATTAATTCTGCTACTCTCTGCAATAATTGCGGGAAACAAGGACACATGCTACATCAATGCAAACTGCCTATCACTAGTTATGGGATTATTCTTTTTCGGTCAAGTACCAATGGTTTGCAGTTTTTAATGATTAATCGTAAAGATAGTTTTGGTTACATCGACTTCGTGAGAGGCAAATATTCTGTTTGTAATGTTAACCACACGCAAAACATTATTGATGAAATGTCAAATGATGAGAAAAGTATCATAATGAACGAACCGTTCACTCGCTTGTGGAGAAACATGTGGGGGGATGTCTTAAACGCACAGAAATACAGGAGCGAAGAGTCCTCCTCGGCAAAGAAGTTTGAACAAATTTCAAATGGAGTCTTTATTGAAGGAGAGAAAATCGATTTTAAATATTTTGTTGATAATAGTACCACTAGCTGGACAGAAACGGAGTGGGAATTTCCTAAAGGCAGACGTAATTTTGAGGAGAAAGACATTGATTGCGCATTAAGAGAGTTTGAGGAAGAAACAGGTATTAGCAGTAACTTAATCTCGATAATAGAGAATGTACTCCCTTTTGAGGAAATATTTATTGGTACAAATCACAAGTCGTACAAGCACAAATACTTCTTAGCTTATATTAATGAAATTAATAACGACGTCTCTCTACAGAATTTTCAAAGAAGTGAGGTCAGCAAGATAGAGTGGAAAACAACGAGCGAGTGTTTAGATTCTATTCGACCATATAATTTAGAGAAGAAACAACTAATTACGAATATTAATAAAGTGTTGCAAGAATATAGATTATATTCATAATATATAAACTATCATATAAAAATGAGCAGTCAAGGCAGCAATAGAGCGGAGCTTATACCAAGAAGAACTTCAAGAGAAGTCATAGACTTGACTTTAGACAGTCCTCCTACCAGCACCCTGATAGATAGTCAAGGCAGCAATAGAACCCTGATAGATAGTCAAGGCAGCAATAGAACCCTGATAGATAGTCAAGAAAAAGACGACGTCGTCATGTTGGAGTTTGCCGACGATGATGGTGTTAACGAAGAAGTATCTAGTTCTGTTTTTGGTGAATCACCTGAACAAGAGCAGAAGACGTACAAACGAATCAAAAAAACAGCCATCACGAATGTTTTACCTATCGCGGAGAAATCAAAAATAAGTGATATAGATGAGATTGTGAAAGAATACAAAAACTCGCAAGATGAACTTGATGATATTATCAAGCTGTACAATTTTCATCAAGGGGACCTATCAAAAATCCTTGAAATGCTTACTTTTGCAAATGAGGCAGACAGAGAAAGAGTGGACAATATTATTATTGAAGCAATACGGGAAGGCAAGATTAAAAAGATTAAAAAAGAAAAAGAAAAAGAAAAAGAAAAAGAAAAAGAAAAAGAAAAAGAAAAAGAAAAAGAAAAAGAAAAAGAAAAAGAAAAAGAAAAAGAAAAAGAAAAAGA